AGTGTGAATACTTGTTTAATTGATGCAAGTCCTATATTAAAGAACTATGTTAAAAATGATTTCTTTAATGTAAGCGGTTCTAATTATTGCGAAGCCAATATCAATAGTAGGGCAAAATATTATGTTCAATTTGGTGAGTTGTACGATGTTAGCGGAGTGCCAACGATTTATGATAACCTTAGAAGATTCCCGACAAGTGGTAGTAACACCGCAGTTAATGCGATATTTGATTTTGAAGATTTTAACACTAATGTTTGGAATGGTTATGATGTAAGTGGATTTGGATTTTTAACAGAGATTCCCGAAAGGATAACTATTGAACAAGGGCAAGAATTGAGATTGAGTTTTTATGACCCTAATGATGTAATTAAAAAAATATTAGTTGGTAGTCCATCAAACGTTATTACATTAACTAAGGTTAGTGGAGAGTTTTTATATAACGTAAATGTAAAAAATTGTTTAGATTTATTTTCACTCAATACTATCGGAGTTCGTAGTATAGTACTTGCAGATAATAGTTTTGTAATTAAGACCATAACCATTGAGGTAGTCGCAGCGTGTTCTAAATTCGATACGATTAGATTACATTGGTTAAATAACTTAGGTGGATGGGATAGCTACAACTTCACAAAACAATCGCTTAAATCAATGGATATTGACCGCAAGCAATTCAAAAAGATGCAATCAATAAATTACTCAAAGAGTGATAGGTTAAAAACTAATTATAACACAACCATAACAGACAAATTACAGATTAATTCAGATTGGATAAGTGATGAAATGGCTGATTGGTTTCAAGGGTTGCTAACAAGTCCGATAGTGTACTTAGAAAGGGGTACAGATAACTTCATTGCAGTTAATATAACTAACTCAAACTATCTTATCCAACAATATTTAAATGCTCGTAAACTGCATAATTTGCAGTTAGAAATTGAATACTCATACAACCGTTATACGCAATCTCAATAATGCAGAAAACAGAACTAAAAATATACGCAGATTCAAAGTATTACAATGTGGACTTGTTCGATAACGAGCCTATTGAGTTGACGAAGTCTATTATTGAATTGACCGAGCCTGAACAAAGAAAGTCAGACTATACAAAGACCATCAACATACCTGGTACAGCAAACAATAATTCGATATTTAGTAACATATTCGATGTTAACCACTCGATATTAAATGGAGATAATGCAAACTTTTATGTAGACTTTGACCCGAGAAAAAAAGCTAATTGTATTCTATATCGTGAGGGCATACCACAGATAAGAGGTTACTTGCAAATGACTTCAATAAACATACTTGATGAACAGAACATCACTTATGAATTAGTCGTATATGGTAGAGTTGCAAATTTATTTCAAGATGTCGGAGATAGGTTATTAAGCGATTACGATTTCAGCGAATACACTCACTTGTGGACTGAAACGAATGTAAGAAACTCAATCAATACATCAATTATCATCAATGGAGTTACTGCAAATTTCCAATTAGGCAGGGGTTATGTTTACCCTTTGATTGATTATGGATTTGATAACAACAAACAACAGACTTATAATGTAGATCAACTCTACCCTGCAATCTATGTAAAGACTATTTTAGACAAGATTCTAAAGACACATGGGTATAGATATGAAAGCACAATACAATCAAATAACTTTTTAAATTCAACAGACTTTAAGCGGTTGATAATTCCTGCAAGTGGAGTTCCAAGATTAACAGACGCTCAAATAATAGATAAAACATTTGTAGTTGATAGAACAAGCGATAACAATTTAGGCGCAGCAACTACCAACATAGTTAAGTTAATGTTTAATCGTACTAAACAAAATACAAACCCAGTAGGTGTAGCAGCCAATCACTCATCATGGGTAGTGCCAACAGGAGGCGGTGGAGTTTATAATTTTGTTTTAAAGCTATTCTTTAATATTGAATTAAATAGTAGTGTGACTTTGCCAAGTGGTTGGTCTGTTAATTTTTTTCTTTTTGCTTTTATCCAAGATGTAAATAATAGAATTTTAAATACAAATTTTGTAAGTCAAGAATTTAATATGGGTTCTAATAATAGGACTTTAGACTTATCTTCAATATGGCAAACTGATAACAAGTTGATTTCTGATGGTGATGAAATATTTGTAAATTGGGTTATAACAGGTGTAACTTTAAAAGATAATACTGGTGCTTCTTTAATATCAAGAACACCAAGTGACTTAAATATTATTATCAAAACAGGAACAGAATTTTACGACATACCAAAACCCGAACTATCCGAGTTTTCAAATGTAAATCCGACAAGCGCATTACCCGAATTAAAGGCTAAAGACTTTCTTACTGCATTGATTAAAATGTTCAATCTATACATTGAGCCAAATCAATTAGATGATAGATTATTAGCGATTGAGCCAAGAGATATTTATTATAAAGATAATGTAATAGACATCACTAATAATTTAGATGTGAGCAAAGACTTTATTCAGAAACCTATGGGCGCATTAGACTTCAAGCAACTTGAATTTAGCTATGCAATGGATGATGACTATTGGAACAAAGACTACACAGATAAGTATAATTATAATCATGGATTTAAAAGGTTAGATGTAGATAATGATTTTTTAGTTGAGACAAAAAAGATTGAACTACCATTTGCACCAACACCATTAGCAAAGCCAACAAGTGATAGGATTATACCACAGATAGTTTGGTGGAAAGACCAAAATTCAGTTAATGGTAGAGTAAATAAAACAGCGAAACCGAGAATATTATATTATGGTGGATTGAAATATACAGGAAAACCATTGACTATTCGCTCAAATGGAACACCACCGACCAACACACAATATTCTAACTATGGTTATGCAGGTCACATTGACGACCCTGCAAATCCTAACTACGATTTGAATTGGGCAACATCACAAGAAATTTACTACACAATCGGAGGTCAAACACCGATTACAATAAACAACCTTTATAAAAGATATTGGGAGAAATACATCAAAGAAATAACCGATAAGGACAGCAAAATTATAGAGTGCTATATGTACTTCAATAATGTTGAATTACAGAACTTATCTTTTAGGAACTTGTATAAAATAGACCGTCAATATTATAGACTATACAAAGTAGAAACAGACTTGAATAGCAATGAGCCTGCAAAATGTCAGTTCTTAAAATTAAAGAATATAAACGTACCATTAGCAGACCAAGTATTAATTAATGGCGGTTCAGAAACGATAACAGGCGAGAGGTACACACCGATAATTAGTCAAACACCGAATAGAATTGATGTAATAAATCAAAGAGAGAATTTCAGCATTGAAGTAAGCAGCGCAATAGGAATAACAGATTATAGGATTGAGCCTAAATCGCAATTTATAAAAGTAAATAATGATGTGTACTTACCACCTGCGAATGCTTCATTTGATTTCGATAATAACAAGTCAATAGAGGTTAAGATTTACAATAATCATAGCGGTAGTATTAGAGTTTACACAACACCCGATGCACATCATAGTGTAGCGAGTAATTCAGGAATTGTATATTATTCAGATGGAACAAATTGGTATCATTTATAAGTCATGGCAGAAGAAAAGGTAATATTAGAAACAGAGGTTAAACTCGGTAACTCGACCAATTCGGTAAAGAGTTTAAAAGCAGAATTAAGACAAGTCACAAATGAACTTGCAAACCTTGAAGAAGGTAGTGCAGCATTTGTAAACGCTGCTAAAAAAGCAGGGCAATTACAAGACAAAATTGGAGATGTAAAAAATACGGTAAAAGCATTTAATCCTGAAGCCAAATTTAAAGCATTAGGCGATGTGGTAGGAATAGCAGCGAATGGATTTGCAGCAATGCAAGGCGCAATGGCTTTAATGGGTTCTGAAAGTAAAGAACTAAACAAAGTAATCGCACAAACTCAAGGAGCAATAGCATTAGCCACAGGATTAAATGGATTATTGGGAATGGGTGATGCCTTCAAGAACTTAAAAAATGTTGGAACTGATGCGCTAAAAGGTATTAAAGGTGCAATAGGTGCAACAGGCATAGGACTAATAGTTGTTGCAGCAGGGTTATTGCTTGCTAATTGGGAGGCAATATCGAAAGCAGTCAAAGAAAGTTTCCCTATATTCAATAACATAGGTTCAATATTTGATAAACTTCGTGAGATTGCTTATGGTACAGGTGAGGTTATAAAGAATGCAATATTGATGCCTTTCAAAACTATTGGAAAAGCAATACAAGGTGACTTTGCAGGTGCAGTAGAAGAAATTAAAAAAGGTTATGATGTAATTGGTAATTATGAGAAAGGTGCAGAGAAAGGTCGTAAAGCGAATAGACAAGCAGCAGCGGAGGAAAGACTAAAGAATTTAATTAAAGAAAAGGAAGATGAACTTGAAGTACATAGGGCAAGAGGGAAAGATACATACAAGGAAGAATTAGCACTCAATAAGCTAAAACAACAAGCAGCAAAGGATAATAAAGAAGAACTTAAAAAATTACAGCAAGAAGAAAAAGTATTAAATGCAGGTCATCAAAAAGATTTAGCAGATAAGGCAAAAGAAGACCAAAAAAAGAGAGAAGAGGAAGCTAAGAAGAAAAAAGAAGAGGCTAAATCTGATTTTGAATTTTATGAAAATTTAACTAAACAAGAAGAAAAGAAAAAATTAGCAAGGGAAAAAGAATACAAACAACAAGAAAGAGATTTTAAGGCACACGCAGCAGAAGAATTAATAAAAGACTTAGAAGAGGCTGCAAAGAAAGAAACAGAAATAAATCAAGAGGTTGCAAAAGACAGTACTAAATCATCAGAGGAAAGATATGCAGCATTAGATGCATTAAACAAAGCAGGTGTAATATCCGATAAGGAAGCAAGTGATGCAAAAATAGCAATCGCAAAAGCGGAGAAAGATGCAAGAAATGCAGCATTAGCAGAGGGAGCAAATGTATTAAATCAAGCATCCGAATTATTAGGTAAGAATACAGCCGAAGGTAAGGCATTAGCAGTTGCATCAGCAACAATCTCAACTTATTTATCAGCGCAAAAAGCGTTTGAATCATTTGCATCTATTCCAGTCTATGGTGTAGGCTTAGGTATTGCAGCAGCAAGTGTAGCAGTTGCATCAGGTTTAGCAACTATCAATAAAATATTAGCAGTTCCAGTACCAGGCGCAAGCGGTGGAGGTGGTGGCGGTGGTTCAATGCCAAGTATGCCCGCAGCACCTGCAATGCGACCAACAGGATTTAGCACAGGGCAACCAAGTCAAACACCACCAAAAGTTGAACCACAAAAAGTATATGTAGTAGAGAGTGATATTACTAACTCACAAAACAAAGTAGCACGAATACAAAGTAAAGCAACTATTCAATAATTTAATATTTAAAAGAGTATGGCAATAGATAAAAGAATACCCATTTATAGATTTGTAGTTGGTGAAGATGATGAAGCAGGAGTGACAGCAGTTGCATTAGTTGATAATCCTGCAATAGAGATGAATTGGCAAGCGTTCAATATGCAATTTGAAGAAACGTATAATGACTACCCACAAGCAGCAAGCGAGAACGCACAAGCAGCGTTGAACTATGCAGAAAAAAACGGATGGGGTGATTGCGGAACTGATGTAGGAAAGCAAAGAGCAAATCAATTAGCAAAAGGCGAAAACATAAGTCGAGAAACTATCGCACGCATGGCAGCATTCGAAAGACATAGACAGAACTCACAAAAAGAACTTGGTGATGGTTGTGGTCGTTTGATGTGGTTAGCATGGGGTGGCGATGAAGGTATAGAATGGGCGCAAAGAAAGCTAAAACAGATTGACCAAAAGATGAGTAAGTTCTCATCTAATAAAGAAAAGAAAATAATAAGCGGTGCATTAATGGTAGCAGATTTACCAATCTATCGCAAAGATGAACAAGGCGAATATTATGGACTATTCACAGCCGAAGACATCTACAACATACGCAATAAGTTCTTTAAAAACAATAACACAAAGTCGGTTAATGAGATGCACGACCCTAACAAGATGATTGAAGGTGTGTATATGATTGAATCATTTATTATAGATAGTAAACGAGGAATAAACGCACCCGATGGATTGAAGCTAACAGATGGCAGTTGGTTTGGAAGTTACAAAGTAGACAATGAAGATATTTGGAATGACTTTATAAAGACAGGCGAGTTCAAAGGATTTAGTGTTGAAGGTGTATTTAAGACCACTAAGATTGATTCTAAGCCACTATCTATTATCGAGCAAGCTATTGACATCATCAAGCAGATTGAAGACTAAAAAAGCAACGTAAAAACAAATTAATATTTAATAATAAAAAGAACATGACACCTAAAGAAGCATTAACAAAATTAACAATGTTGTTCAGCAAAGAAATGGCAGCACAACAAGCTAAGTTAGAAGATGGAACAATCATATCGTGGGAAGGCGAATTGAAAGAAGGCACAGCGATAATGGTAATTGATGAAGAGGGCAATATGTTACCTGCACCTGATGCAACACATACATTAGAGGATTACACATTAGTAACAACTGTTGGCGGTTTAGTAACCAAAATCGAAAAGAAAGTTGAAGATGGAAAGAAGCCCGAAGAAATGTCAAGCGAATTTGAGCAGATATTCACTAAGCACATTGAGCAATTTAGCGGTGTAATTGGTAGAGTTGAAGCGTTAGAAAATTCATTTGCAGAATTGAGCAAAGTAATTGCAGATTCTAAAGTTGATGTTGAAAGCAAGTTCAGCAAAGTAGTTGAATTAGTTGGAGAAATCGCAACAGAGCCAAGTGTTAGCACACCTGCACCAAAGAACGTATTATTTAAAAAAGACAAGCCTGCAAAATCAGCGATTGACTTATTCATGGAATTTAAAAAATCACAAAATAAATAAATAAAAAAAAATTATGGCATTCGCATTACCAAATTTAGACAATTATGTAAAGACCAATGAGCAGATGCTCATTATTAAGTCTTTCTTCACACCAAAGACTGCAACTTATATGCAGAAATTAACAGGTGTAAAATCAGCAATTCAAGTACCTTCATTAACCGATGATTTTTATTGGGGTGCAGGTGGAACTTGTGGACTTTTATCAGCATCAGGCGACACTACAATCTCTACAAGAAACTTAACAGTAGGTAAAGTTAAAATTGAAAAGTCATGGTGTATAGCTACGCTTGAGGCTAAGTACACACAGCTTTTATTATCACCAGGTTCAAACTATGAATCATTACCAGGTGGAATTGATGAGGCATTTGTAAACTTTATTTTAGGTTCACAAGGTGAGAAAGTAGAAATCGCATTATGGCAATCAGTATTGAATGGAACTGCGGTTGATTACACAAACAAATTTGATGGTTTGATTGAAGTTATCAGAGCATCAACAGGCAAGATTGATGCAAACGCATCAGCATTTATGTCACCCGTAACAGCAGTAACAGTATCAAATATTATATCAGTAATGCAAGGTATTTACCAAGCTATTCCTGCTCAAATTTTAGATAAAGAAGATTTAAGAATATTCGTAGGTCAAGACTTCTCAAGATTGTATCAAAGTGCATTAGTTAATTCAAATGCATCGTTCAATGTAAACAACTACATTAACACAGATGCAACAGGCGAGTATTTCCTAATGGGAACAAATGTTAAAATTGTACCAGTACCAGGATTGAATGGAACTAATAAGGCATACGCTTTAAGAACTTCAAATATGTTCTTAGGTTGTGACTTAGAGAGTGAAGAAGATGAAATGAAAATGTGGTACTCTCAAGATTACGATTCAGTATTTATGAGAATGAAGTTCAAATTAGGAACTCAAATTTCACAACCAACAGAGGTAGTAAGATTCACATTATAATTTAAGGGGGTTAATAGCCCCCTTTTTAAACTTAAAAGGAGAAAACAAGATATGCCATGTGCAATAGTTAGTTCATATGCCTTAGACTGCAAAGATGCAGTAGGAGGTATCAAAAATATTTACATTACAGAACTTGCAAATGTTACAGCAGTAACAGAGAATGCAAGTGGATTTGTGACAGCAATCACTAAGTCAGCAGGAACAAAGTTTTACAAGTATGCTTTACTGCCGAGAGCCAAAAACGATTTTACTCAAAACATTATGGCAGATGCCGCATTGGGTACGGTTGCATTTGAGCAAACGATCAATACAAACTTTACTAAGTTGGCTTATGTAACTCAATTTCAATTACAGACTTTGATTCAAAACAGATGTTCTGTGATAGTAGAAACTAAATCAGGTCAATACTTTTTATTTGGCAAAGAGAATGGGGTTGAAGTAACCGCAGGTAGCGCAGCGAGTGGAGCAGCGATGAATGAGTTTAATGGTTACATCTTGACCTTTACAGGAATGGAGAAAGCATTAGCAAACGAAGTTAGTTCGAGTATTATCGCAGGATTACAATCTTAATTACTTATTTTTTTTATAAACTTAAAACCACTTCATTTATTGAGGTGGTTTTTTTTTAGCAAAATTTTCAAACACTTATATATATAGGTAGTGATAAGAATTAACCAAGACACAAACCAAAATATTTATGTGACTTTAACCGAGAATAAAGTCGGAACAAGTGAATATTATTTGATGGAATGTACAAACCAAGTAACAAATGATATTTCATATTGTATATTGTTTGGAGATACAAGTCAATTCAAAGAAAGGTATAACACACTCAGAATAACTTTAGACCCTGATAATATAAATAAAGGAATAAGCAAACATTTATACTTGCCGTATAGCGGATTCTATACTTATGTTATATTTGAAACCACATTAACAACAGAACAATATGATGTTTTAACCGATGCACAGCAAGCAACTAATTCAACATTAGGGCAATTAGAAACTGGTTTACTTTGGTACATTCCAACTGCTCAAAATAACACAGAATATAATCCAACCGATTCAACTACCTTTGTTTACACACCGCAATAATGACAGATAAAAAAGAATATAATCCGAGTGTAATGGTGCTTAAATTTACGAATGATAAAGTACCGACATTTGTTGAGCCGAAGTCTTCGCAAAGATTAAAGTATGTTAAGTATGGAGAGAATAATAACTATCCTAATTTTTTACTAACTTTATTCAACCGAAGCGCAAAGCATAACGCAATATTAACAAGCAAACAGCAATACATAACGGGGCAAGGGTGGATGTTTGATGAATTAGGAATGGAAGGCGAAGAGGTGGTTGCATTGAAAGCATTTATTGACAATCCAAATCCATACGAAACATTAAAAGACTTATTAAACAAGACCGATTTAGATTGTGAAATTTTTGGAGGTTGTTATCTTAAAATTGTTAGCGACAAAAAGGGTGGTATTTCAGAAATTTATCACGTTAATTATTGCGATGTTCGAAGCACAGAAGATAACAGCGAATTTTATATAAGCGATAAATGGTTAAATAATGAAGGTGGCGAAAACACAAACATCAAAGAAGATGAATACAAAACCTTACCACCATTCGACCCAAGTTTAAAGAAGCTACCGAGTGAAAGTATCTATTATTACAAATCGTATAGACCTAATATCAATACTTATACATTACCCGAGTATATTGGTGCAATACCTGCAATTATTACTGATGCTGAAATAGCAAATTTTCATAGAGCCGAAATACAGAATAGTTTCAAAGGTTCTAAAATGATTGTGTTCAAGAATGGTGTACCTTCAGATGAAGAAATGAAGTCAACAGAACGCAAGTTAAAAGCTAAGTTCACACCAACTGACAATGCAGGTAGTATAGTAATTGATTTCGTAGATGATCCGAATAGAGTACCCGAAATTTTAGACTTAGCAGCAGGAGATTTTGATAAGAAGTACGAAGCATTAAATGACACGATACAACAAGAAATTTTTGTAGGACATAAGATTACATCACCGATGTTATTTGGTGTGAGAGTAGAGGGGCAATTAGGTGGGCGCAATGAGATGGTAGATGCTTATAACTTATTCGCAAATACTTACGTTAATCCGAAACAAAGAGTACAAGAAGAAATTTATAATCTATTCTCTCCGGTAAAAGGCAAACTAAAAATAAAAGCATTAGAGCCAATTATGCCAAGTTTTAGTGAGCAAACTTTAATGACTATTTTAACTAAGGATGAGATGAGGGAAATTATAGGGCGCAAACCTTTGGACATTCAAACCAATGTTAATTCAACTATTAGTGATGCTTTAAATTCATTGAGCCCATTAGTAGCGAACAAGGTGTTGTCTTCATTAAGTCAAGATGAGATTAGAGGAATAGTTAACAAGCCACCATTAGCAGCCGATGCAGTTATTCCAACTGATAGTCCTGCACAATTCTCTAAGTGTTCACATGACCAAATAGCAGATGATGATTTGGATTTTAGTGTGTTCTTAAAATATGGTGAGCCTATTGAGAATTTCGTAAGTGTAAAGCATAAAAAATTTATGTTTAGTTCACAGCAATTCGCATTGAGTAAGCAAGATAATGCGGTGTTAGATTTGATACAAAAAACACCTAATATTTTAATTGAAGATTTAACCAAGATTTTAAAGACAGATAAGACATCAATTATTGAAAGTTTGACAGCATTAGGAGATGAAGGTTTGATTGATTTGGATAGTGAAGGTAAGATAAGTTTAACAAGGTCGGGTTCAAATAAAGTAGTACCAAGTTTTCAAGACTTATACATTCGTTATAGATATGTTTTAAGACCCGATGCACCTGCATTAGTTAAAGGTGGAACAAGTAGACCTTTCTGCGAATCAATGATGGCAAATCCACGTTACTTTTCAAAGGATGATATTGACAAAATTGGTCAAGAATTAGGGGCAATATATGGAATACCGAACTATGATGCTTTCAGGCGCAGAGGCGGTTGGTATCATGACCCTAAACAAGATGTAAACTTGCCTTTTTGTAGGCATATTTTTGTTCAAGAATTAGTTAAGAAAATAAGATAATGGCAAAAGCAATTTTTTTAAGTGAAGCAACATTAAAGCAGGAGTCAATCTTGCAAGATAATGTAGATATGAAAGTAGTAACACCGACAATAATTGATGTTCAATCGTTTTATATTTTACCGATATTAGGAACAGCATTATACAATGATTTTGTGACAAAGATTATTGCAGGAACATTGAGTAATTCATACAAATTATTACTTGATACTTACATCACACCTGCAATGATTTGGTATGTTAGATATGAACTACCTTTAAATATTAATTACAAGTATTTCAACAAGGCAGTAGGGGTACAGAACGCAGATAATATGCAGCCTGCAAGCATTGATGAACTAACGATGGTTATGGATAGGGCAAAGAATAAAGCCGAGTGGTATGCTGAAAGATTAACCAAGTATTTATATGCGAACGATACTACTTATCCTTTGTTTTTAAACCAACCAAATTCAGACTTAGCGACTATCTACGCAAAGCAATCTAATTATACAAGTGGTATGCTATTAGATGACAATAGCTGTTGCAAAGGTCAATACAATTTTACTGATTTAGAAACAAGTCCAAGTGTAACTGGCAGAGGTTGCACATTCTGCTAATGAACAAAGGAATCAATAAGACAAACATCGAGAAATTACAAGCATTTATAAAGCAACAAAATGAAGTTCATAACACTAAACCAGGTACTAAACATAATAAGAACAATCTGCAACAACCATCTGCAAATAAATAGTTTTGTTTTTGGTTCGATTACAGATATAAGCGCAAGTGAGCAGGAGCAGTACACGATGGTTTGGTGCGACATAAACGATAGCCAAATGAGTGAGCGAATGTTTACAATGAATTTGTCATTATATGTTTTAGATATTCAACGAGCAGACAATAGTAATGAGGTAGATGTATTGAGTGATACGTTAAGCATAGGCAGGGATTTAATAGCAGAATTGAGCGACCCAATTTACCAAGATTATTTTAACGTAAGATATGATGTAAACTTCGGACAAGTTCGTGAAGGCTTTCCCGATGTAGTGAATGGATGGAAATTAGACATAGCACTTGACTTAATGGAATTAAACGACAGATGTCAAGTCCCAACAATTTAAACAAAAATTTATATATAATATTATGAGTACAGCATTAGAGAAAATTAGCGGAATGGGTGGGTTTTATGTAAACGCAGGAACATCCGCAAGAACAGGATTAGCAGTTGAGAGCATAGTTGTAATGACTGATTGTGTTTTTACAGCATTTGCAATCAATGGAGTTAATCAAATGACTTTAAAAAATTTAACAGGTGTTACGATTAAAGCAGGAACATATTTGCCGACAAATCCTAACTTTAATATAACTGCTTATACATTGTCAAGTGGTTCAGTAATTGAGTATCAATAATGGCTAATTTTCCAACGATAGCGATAGGACTTCCATTTGTTAAGGCAGGCGGATTTAGCATACAAGCATTAGCATGGAGAACAAGTATTGAAACTAATGGTGGCAGCATAACAGATGCGGAACTTGCAGCGATTGATAATAGTTTCTTTAAGCCTGCGGTTGCTAATGGTTCTATTTTAAATAATTTAGATAGGTTAAATATCTATGCAGGATTGAGCAATAGTATAGCACAAAGAACTTGCATAATAAGAGGTAGTTTAATCACACCAGTAAGTAGTCCAACATTTGACATCAATGGTGTTAAATCAAGTGGTACAAGTTACTTGAACTTGAATTACAATCCTGCTTTAAATGCGGTTAAATTAACTTTAAATTCTGTAAGTCATGGTTACTTTGTAAAAAATCCACCATTCACAGCAACGGTTAGGGCAATGGGCGCACAACAAGGAATTACAGCACCAAATACAAGGCTATCAATAACACGAGATTCAAACATATCATCAGCCTACAATAATGATAACAATGGTGCAGGTAATACATCCGTAGTAACAAGTGGGTGGGTATGTTGTGAAGGGCAAAGGATTGATTCTTCAACTGGTAATTTTAGTATAATAAATGGCACTTACAATGCTGTTACAAGAACTTCAGTAGGTTTGCCAAATAGCGCAACAACGGAACTAACAGAGTTCAATGAAGTAGTACCAAGAGGCAATTATGATACTATGTATCATGGGGCTTCATGGCATGGTTCGGGTAGTATTGATAATACCAATTTAGTAGCATTTTTACGCAACACATTCACCGCATTAGGAGTATAATATGAAAGTAATAGTAGCAACATTAAAACAAAAAAAAGAACTTGAAGGAACTTATAAAAATGGTTCTATTTTAGAGTTTATATTAGATGCAAATGGCAAGTATGTATGCAATATTGCAGTAATTGAAGACTTGGATTTTATTGATATTAAAGACAAACTTATTGCACTACCACAGATAGATTACAAACCAATTTTAGAAGAAGATGCCTCATAGATTTTTAGACATATTTGTTTCAGTATTGGGCTTTATAGCCTTGCTTGAGAAACATAATTTTTTATTCGCTTCCATAGCCTCAATATGTACAATCATTTATTGGATATTTCGTTTTTGTAATTGGATAATCAAGATGATAACCGATAAGTCAATAGATGACTTTGAAAAGGGATTAAAGAAATGATTGAATTTGACTACATGATTCTGGGTGTAATATTCGCTTTGATTGCAGGGTATTGCCGAGCATTATTCGAGTGTATTATTTTATTCGATTCTTTATTCGAAAAACATGGATATTCAGAATGGTGGAGTTATGCAAGATTCACCCGAAATAAACATGGATATTTAGAAAATACATTTCCAAATGATGGTGGTCATAGAATTAAATTAGTAGAGTTATTATTTGATGCTTTAGCGTGCGTATGCTTGAGTTATTCATACGATGAGATACTACATAGCTTTATAACAACTATGATGGCTGTGGTGTTAACTTATGCACTTGTAAAGTCATTTGGATTTGAGCAAACATTTAAGGAATTGAGATGAAGAAAATATCACTTAGAAACTACTTTGAGCCTACACCAAAAAATGTCAAAAGATGGCTATTAGCTATTAAATCAATATTAGCGACCATCTCGGTTTCTGCTTATGTTAATGGCAATGAAAAGATAGCATTTTGGATATTGGTGGGAGGTGCAGTTATAGATGAACTAACTAATTTATTTAGCAATGAAGATAGGACTTAAAGGACTTGGATTAATCAAAAAATATGAAGGCTGCAAATTGACTGCATATACTTGCCCTGCAAATAAAGTAACGATAGGTTATGGAAATACGTTTTACAAAGATGGCAGTAAAATTAAGTTAGGCGATAAGATTACACAGCAACAAGCGGAAGAATTATTAATGGATTTATTGCCACAATACGAGGCGATAGTAAACAAGAATATTAAAATAGATTTAACCCAATATCAATTTGATGCCTTAGTTTCATTCGCATGGAATTGCGGAAAGTCCGAAACCTTATTTAAGTTAGTTAATTCTAAGTCTAAGGACCTTAAACAATGGTGGCAAACACATTACACCACTGCAGGAGGAAAGGTCTTACAAGGCTTAGTTAATAGAAGAAAAGAAGAAGCACAACTATTCCATACTTAACAATAATATAAAAATGATAGTTGAAGAAATAAACATTATAGAGATACCTTTGATTGAACCAAGTTATACAGACGAAGATATTTATGGAAACTTCAACAGAATTAGAAGAGGTAGTTTATGAGGAATCTGAAACATATTCAGAAATAATATCTGCTTCAACTTATGCCTATCAAATGGTTGATACTATTGATACAGTCATGTTATCAGATGAAGATAGAGAAATGGTAGGCGATATTAAAAGAATGGCATTAAAACTTGTTCATTTCTCTTTGAAATCAATTTACGAAGTTAACATAGAAGAATAAATAAAAATTATGGCAGGTCAACCAACTATAAAATCAGACATAGCTAAAGAATATTTATTAAAGTTCCCAAACACTGCAAACATGACTTTAGCAAAGAAGATTTATGCTGAAAATAAAAGTGTTTACAAAGACCTCGAGCAAGTTAGGAGTCACGTAAGGGGTTTAAAAGGTGTTTATGGTGTTAAAAACAAACAAGAAACTCATGTTGAATTTAGGAAACAATTTGAAGCACTAAAAAAAGATTTGCCAAAAGGCGAAAGCGAAAGAATACAACCATATAAACTACCAAAAGCAAGTAAAAAGATTTTAATAATAAGTGATTTGCACATCCCATACCACAATGATGATGCAGTCTTCGCAGCGTTAGAGTATGGATTAGACCAACAAGTAGATACTATCATAATCAATGGAGATTTAATTGATTTTGCAACCATCTCAAGACATGAAAAGGATATGAGAAAGCGTTCAGTTAAATACGAAATTGACTGCACAAGGGTATTCTTAAAAGGTCTTAGGGCTATGTTTCCAAAAGCATTAATAGTTTGGAGTTATGGCAACCATGATTTAAGGTATGATAAGTATATAATGCAGAAAGCACCCGAGATATTCGACATTGAATTAATCCAACTGCATGAATTATTAAAACTTCGAGATTTAAATATTATCAAAGTAGATTCTACTCAATATATCTATGCAGGTAAGTTAGCAATATTTCATGGTCACGAAACTGGATTAACAAGTGGTGGTGTAAATCCTGCGAGGTCATTAAGATTAAAGTTGAATAAAAGTGCAGTAACATCACACTTTCATAGAGAAACAAAAGACATGGGTAAAAACTTAGATGAACACCCTTATTCATGTTTCTCAATCGGTTGTTTATGCGACTTACATCCTGCTTATCTACCAATCAATATGTGGACTCATGGATTTGGATATTTAGAACTAAACGATAAAGGCGATTATAACTTTAATTTAAAATCAATTATCGAAGGAAAAGTTTTTTAGTTTAAAAATAAAAGTATATTTGCAACAGTAGTTTTCGTTTTTCATTGATTTAATTATTTGGTTAAAGAGCCTCACATTTGTGGGGCTTTTTTATTACATTTGCTGCATGAAAAAATTAATATCAATAGTTTGTATCACTTGGTTATTATCGGGCTGCCTATACACAAAGAAACGAGCCTTAGAAAAGTTCTGCATAACAGATAGTATTCCATATTCTGTATTAGTTCACGATACAATTTATATCAAAGCAATCAAAGTAGATACATTCTTCAATTCAAGTATTGATTCATTCACTATTATTAAAGACCGCTTAGAGATTAGGTACAAAAAAGTAGGCGAAAAGATTTATATTCAAGGTAAATGCAAATCAGATACTATCTATAAGACAAAATTGGTCCAGGTGCAAGTGCCAACAAAGATTAAGAAAATAGAATGGTGGGAGAGCCTATACATAAAAGCAAGGGATTGGTTCGCAGTCATTGGATTTTTAGCGATGTTCTTAGGGTTCTACCTCATTATGCCACATAAAAAGAGTGAGTAGTTCGGAAAAACCGAACAACTGGATAGCCCTAAAAGTTACATTTTGGGGCTTTTTTTACGTTTATGCTAAAAAATAATAGCTTGATTTATAGTAAGTTACAAATTATTTTTATTCAATATTTTGTAATGTCGTATAATACTACGACTTTTGAACTCAGATAAACGAAACAAAATTATGAATAACCAATTAAATCAAAACAAAATGAAAACAGCTAAACATCAAATTTTAAAATCAAAAGAAGGATTCTCATCTCAATGTAGAATTTATGAAGCATTTGCAACTAAAACAGCACTAAGAAATGAATTACAAAGATTATACGATTCTTGGTCTCGTAATGGTGGCGAAATAGTTAAATTTAATAAAAAAGATATGCTATTAGTAGTAAGAGAAAGTGACAATTCTGCTACCTATACATTTGAATATTTAGAAAGGTACATATAATATGACAAGAACAGAAATGACAAAAAAGAACCGAGACCAATTAGCCACCGATTACAACTTACGAATCAAGTTAAGTTTAGATTTAGGCTGCAATGAGCGAACAATTCAAAGGTGGGCAGTAAATAACTCACCTAAGTTGACAACAGATTCATTCCTAAGCTACTTTAAAAAGCATACGAACTGGACAGAACCATTAACCAAAGAAATTAAAATCAAACAATTAATCGAACATTAAACCAATGGAAAAACTACTAAAAAAACTATTGTATGGCGAGCAATCAAAACCCGTCACCAACAAGTCAAGACCTAACACT